GTCGCATAAGGCAGAGGCGGCGCCACCGAGAGGTAAGCCGTCAGGTCCACGATGCCGTTCGTTCCCTGGTATCCGTGATCTACGCACGGCGGCGGGTTAGTATAAACGCCCGTGGTGCAAGTGATCGGCAGCGGCATGGACAACTGAAAGCACGGAATATTGCTGCCTGCCTTCGCGCACAAGGTAAAGTTCCACGCTGAAGGCGTTGGCGTGATCTGGCCGTTGTCGGCCATCGTATAAGTGAAAAAACCATAAGAATTAATCGTCGTAATCGCATTCTGAGGAAATGTCGAGCCGTTCAGCAACGGCAGTTGTGGTGAGGTGTTCTGATTCACGAAGTAAGATGTGACCGTGCCGCCGCCCCATCCTGGGAGCGTTCCCTGCACCGTCACATATCCGTTCCCTTGCCCCAATGCAGGCAGGGAAATAAAGAGTAAAAGCACCAGGCGGCAGAAGAGTTTCATCTGTGTCCTCAATTGATCGCCGCCCGCTTCACTACTCCACCGCCGCTTCCATTCGTAGCGCAGAGATAGAGAAAGCTCGCGTCTGATCCGACGATGCTGCCCGGCGGCTGAGAGCATGCCGCTCCGTCTGTCGGACTGGCTACGGGAAGCGTCACGGACTGCGGCACAGGGACAAAGCTGATGTAGCCGATCTCAATGCTGGTGGCTGCTGTGCTGGTGCCGTTGATCGTCATCTGCAACGCGCATCCCGTCGCGCTGCTGAAATCAATCACCCCAATCGCCACGTTGGTCCAGGTGGTCGAGATAGGAATGTTGGTGTGGGTTTGGTCGAGATATCCGCAGCTCGTGGAGGCGTAGGCCCCGAAGGTCTGCGCAGATCCAGAAGACTCGCGCAGCCCCATGGTCCAGATATACTTCCCGGCCGCCATCGCCTGACCAGGTCCGATGGTTGGCGCTTGCTGCGTCCTCCCGTTAAAGAAGAGAGAGCATTGCACCGTGTTCACGCCGGTTCCCACCCCACAGCCGGAATATCCCTGCGTCATGTTCGCCGGCGTTCCGTCGAACGTCCAACCAAACCCCGTCCCCGCCTGACTTACCGGGTTCAGCGTGTCCGCCGCAAAGAATCCGCCCTGTGAATTGACGTAAGGCGCTGTCAGGTTGCCAGTGGCCGCGAATTCGTTGGTTTGTCCATCCACGGTTGCGGTGCTGTTGCCGTAACTCAGCCGCCCGTCACCGCTAGGCGCCCCGCCTCCGGTCACCTTGTTGTTCGGCCCCCACGCTAGTACCGGGCTTGCTCCCCACTGGTTGCTGATGCCGGTGTTCGCGAGCGAGTCAGAAGCGAAGTCAACGACTTCGTTCGAACCATCGATAATCAGCGGAAGGCTGTCCCCCTGCGAGAAAGGCCCGCCGCTGATGTGGTTTCCAGTTCCACCAAGATAGTTCACTCCTCCGCCCATGTCGGAGAGTCCCGTCCATGTCGTGCTCGAGAAGTCATATACACCGATCGGCTGGGTAGTGTTGAGCGCTCCAGTCTCCGCTTCGCAATAGTTATTGCCCGAAAACTGTGCGTCGAAGATCTCCGATCCCCACGAGTACTGCCCGCGATTCAGGCCAACCGTGTCATCCGGGCCATAAGCGCTCATGTAGGCACATACCGCGGAGCCGGACGGTGCGGCTGGAGTGTAGGGATACCACCCGCTGTTTGGCGGCCCGTTCTGCGAGAAAAGTTGGTTGTTCGTGAAGGCCATCGTTCCGCCGCCAATCAGCCCCACCGAGTAGCCGACAGAGATATGATTGCTGTCGAAGATGACCGTGTCCGAGGTTGGCACGCCAATGTAATCGTGGTTGTTCTGCGCCGCCACGCCCTCCCAGATGCCGAACTGCGGCCCGGCGATGTTGTTCCGCTGGAACCAGCTATTGAAGGGCAGCGGGACTAAGTACATTCCCGCCGTCGAGTTGGTTGACTGGAAGTTATAGGCGTTCTCACCGCTGCCGCCAACGTTCGGCCAAGCGGCAATAGTGTTTCCAACGATGTGGGACTCCGAAAATGCTCCCGCGCCGGAGAATCCTGTGCCGTCGGGCACCGGCTGCGCGATCGCCGCGTTGCCGATATTGAATGCTGGGTAATACTCCGCCCCTGCCGGCGTCTGATTGCCGGTACCGTTGATCGTCGTCACCGGCCAGGGAAGCGACGGCATGAACGGATTCAGTGGAACAATCGCCGCACCCACGCTGTGCGCTGCCGCTGAAGTGCCGTTTTGCGCTCCGGCCGTGAGCTGCAACCACTGACCGTTAACGGCGGGGTAAGAGGAGGTCTGGTAATACTGAAACTCCTCGCCATCAATCTTGACCAGGCCGAACGGGGCGAAGTCCGATTCAGCGCCCGGCGCCGGCGCCATCGGGTTCAACAGATTAACCGTCATGGGGAAAGTGCGGCCCGTGGCCGGAATTGCTGTGTTGATCTCCTGCACCGCTGTCCCGCTCGCCGCCGCTCCACGAGCCTCACCCCAGAAGTATTCAGCCTGTGCGACTGTGGCAGGGATGGCGGCATTCAGCGTGACCGGCGTGCCCGTCCCGCAGCTTCCCGTGCTCGTAATCACGGTAGTGTGCAGCACCGAAGTCAGGTAGGGAAAGACAATATCCGCGCCCACCGGAGGCACGCTTCCTGCCGCGCTGAGCACGCACATATTGGCGGAGCCTGAAGTCGTCGAAGCCACGCCGTTATAGGCGTACAACCCGTAAGGCTCCGATCCGCGTATCCAGCCCGGCCCCAGCGGATTGTTCGCGCTCGGCGTCATCACTCCAACCGGCCGATACAGCGGCGTCTGCGCGGTGGTCGTCCCGTTGTTATCCCAGTTCCAAGGATGCGTCGCATCGATACGCGCATCGACATAGAACTGCATATATTGGAGGTAACCGCTCGCTCCTTGCGTGGTGTCGAGTCCGGCGCCGCCGAGAATGCCTCCGTTGGGCAACCCGCTCATCGGTGCGCCACTGAGCGCTAGCGCAGCCGTGCGCGACCAGCAAACACTGCCTGATGGATTGCCGGGAAACTGCAGCCTCAAGTCCCCGTTATGCGCGAAGGAGACCGCTTGAGCCAACCCAGCAGTGTCGTCATGGCCGATGGTGACCGAGTAGTCCGTCACGGAGAACGGAGCCGCAGCCGACATGGTCGCGGTGGTGCCCGGAGACGCTGCGGTGATGGAAGCGTCAAACCGCGTCGGCACACCGCCGACCAGGCCAACCATTGAAATCCACTTCGGCGTGGTCGTATCGGCATCGGTGGCCGCAAAGGTGTAGCCGCTGTTGATGGTGATGGTCGTGCTCGAAGCCGTGACGGTTGCAAACGCGAGCACGGCATCGCAGGCCGCTCCGGAGCTGGTTACGCTCCACGGCTTCGCGCCGATCCTGTTGTCCTGCACTGGATTGTTGCTGGTGTTTGCAAACGGTGGTTCCGGCCCGTTGATATGTAGCACGCTGCCGCTCTGCGCGTTAACCGCGGCCTGCATCTGTGAGCCGCTTAACCCGGTCGGGACCGTGGAGCTATTGCCGTTCGGCCCCACAGTGGTGCTTGATCCGGTGTTTGGTCCAAAAGCATCCTGATACTGGTTGAACGATGCGACCGCTCCTGTGCCAGCCGCGCCTGTTTGCGAGATCGTTGTGGTACCTCCAACCGTCGAAACAGAGATTGTCCCGGCTCCGGTAACCGTCTGCGCCCCGGTCGATCCGTTCAGGCTTGGGATCCCAGTTGGCGGCGGTGCAGCCCAAGTGCAATTACCGCTCAAGAAAGTTGAGCTGCTCGGCGTTCCCGTAGGGGTTGCGGTGCAATTGAAATGCTGCAACATCGCAAACGTGCCGGCAAGGTCGGGGATGGTGTTGTTTCTTGCGATGCTCGCCGAGGAAACAACCCGACTATACCCACCGTTGCTGCTGCCGAGAAGATAGCCCGCACTAGAAGAAATTTCTCCAGCAACATCTAAGCCTCCGTCCGAATAACTGTCATAGAAGGACGGGATCTTATTTATACCGACATACGCCAGTTTGAACGTCCCGCCGCCGAAGATATCGACGTCCTTCCGTGCGGCGAAACTGCCGATGACTGTGTGCTCCCAGCTATTTGCTCCGTTTGTGGCATCGATGCCGAAGTAACACTCTGTGCACGATTGATAAACCCCTATTATGTTGGATTGAGTTCCTGCATCTACCAGAACACTCACGTTCGTGTTCGTCGGCCCAGCCTCACATCGCACCCGATCTAGTTTGTTGAACGCTGCGTTATTAGAACCATTCGCGGCAAGGTGAACGCAGTTAGTTGTCCATCCTTCCAATCCTACGCTGGAAAGAAGGCTATTATTAGCCCCATCGGCAAGAAAAGATATTCCAGTCGCATTGACCGAGCCACCGTAAAAGCGAGTGTCATTTGCCCCGTTGGTAAGATAAATCCCCATCCCGCTGTGTGCTGTTCCCACGTCGTTCGAGTTGAAACTATAGAAATCGTTGAAGTATGCACCGCCGTTATAGGTTCCATTTGCGCCGTCAACAACGGCAACCGCCGCCGCGCCAAGCTGAGTCGAGATCACTGCTGTACCTGAGCAGGTGGCCGTGCCGCTTCCGGCCGTGGCCGAAGTGGGCGCTGCCGTGGCGCCCGTCCCCAGCGAGGTCATCGAAAGCGCCGTTCCGCTCGCGATCGTGTTTGTCCCGGTCAAAGTAAGCGTTGCTGTGGCCGTAGAGCCATTGTTGAAGCTAGTCAAAGTGCAAGTCTGCCCTGGAGCTGTACCCACCGGCCCCGAACCAGTGGCTGTGATCCCAGAAGTGTAGGTACCCCCGTTGACTATGCCTGCTGGATTGGTCTGACTACCATCCGTGTAGACGTTCACGTTTACAATTTGCGACCACAGGGAACCTTTAAGGTATATCCCACCCAGGGCCGCGGAATTACCGGCGATTGAGAATGTGCAGTTATGAATCTTCAAGTTATGGATTGCATTGGTCGCGGGAGTACCGCTCGTCAAGTTAGCTCTGGGGTTATAAACTGCCCAATTAGGCCCCGTGATATCGAAGATCACGCCGCCGTCAGCGGAGATGCTACCGCTTGCGCAGTCGATTGTCTGATCGGTATAGACCGCTAGTCCCGGAGTCGAATATGTTTCTGACGGAAAATAGACCCGGCTTCCAGCGCCTCCGGCGTCAAGGCAGGCTTGCGGAGTTGAGTATTGCGCGCAGTTCAGCTCGCCGTTGACCGATTTCGCAACCGCAGCTCCAGGGACCATCAGATTCTGTCCCGTCGCGTCTGTGGTTATGCTGGAACCCTGGATGTTGGTCCCCGGAGAGTTGTACTGCCCCAGTTGGTGTTGGGTCGCCGGGATAACTCCGCCGCCGCCGCTGCCGCCCAGTTGCCATCCACCATTCACACACGCGTAGAGATTTGGCGGCGTCGTAAGTTGCGTGTAGATTTGGTTGTTCGTGCAATGCCCCGTCGGCACCGCCGCGCCGGAACACGTCGGGCCCTGGCAGTTCGTAGGCAACACAAGAGAATTGCTGATATCTTCGCTGGTCCCGCTAATGGTCAAGAGCGTAGGCGTGCAGGGCGGCCCGGCGCCGGTCGCGCCGCACACAATAATCTTCCATTGCGATGGACTCGGAATGACCAGCGCATTGCTCGCCAAGGTCAGGGAAAATGCGCCCGTCGCCGAAATGTTGGTCGGAACATTCTGCGGGAAGCTGGCGCCGTTCAGGTTCGGCTTGGTTGGCGAGCTGCTCTGATTCGCAAACTGCGCCGTCACCGTCCCGCCGGAATAGTTGCTGCCCACGTTGGCCGTAACCGCGGTATAACCGCCGCTCTGCGCCAGGGCCGCTCCGCAAAGCAAGGCGAAAAATAGGAAGTAGAACAGAACCCGCCAGACCTTCGCTGTCTTCATTGCACTCCCGGAAAGCCGTCGTCTGCCGGCGCCGCCGCCGGCTTCCGCTCGTTGATGGTGAGTTCGTCTACTCCGTAAGGAACGGCGCGGATCGCGCCCGCTGCGGCCGTGCGCATCGCCCGCAGCATCGCCGCCGAAACGCCTGGCCGGGTCAGCGCTTGCGCTATCAGCCGCATGGCGCCCACCTCTCCACCGATTGACACCGCCGCGTCTACCGCGCTGTGGGTCATCCCCAGCACCAGGCCGGCCGTGCTGCCCAGCGCGATCAGCATCCGCATGGTGTGCATCTGGCCTTGGGTGCTGTGTGCTCCGCCAGCCTGGATCTTGTTCAGTAACCGGCTCGCGTCCATCACCTGCTCGTATTGCTGGCCGAAGATGATCCGCCCCCGGCCCTCGCCCAGGCTCTTCAAACTCTTGGCCAGGTCGCGGTAGCCCAGCGCTCCGGTCTGTGGATCGGCGGCGCGGTCCAACATGCTTTCCAAGGTGCTGCGGGCTACGTTCTGTTGCACCTGCGGCGGCATGACCGTACGCAAAATGCGCAGCTCGTCCAGCCCGGCGTTGCGCACATAGGAGCCGATAATCTCCGGTTTGTTGGTCTTCAGGATTTTCGCGAACGTCTGAATGTCCACCGTCTTTCGCGCATCGCGCCAGGCGTTGCGCGCGGCCTCGAGCTTTTTCACCGTCTCCGCGTTCGATTGCCCGAAGCCCTTGTAAAACTCCGCCTGTTTCTGCACCGCCGCGTCCAGCTCCTCCGGACTCAGGTTTTCTCCCGCTCGTCCGAGCAACTGTTTTACTTCCTCGAATTTCGCTGTAGCCGGCCCGATCGCCTGTTTGCGGTAGTTGGCGATTACCTGTTTCACCGCGTTCCCGGTTTGCTCCGGAGTCAGCTTTTGGGTGCTCAGCGCGTCGAGTTGTTTTTCCAGCAGCGCTTCCGCTTCCTGTTCCTGCGCCGCGCGGAAGGTGTGCAGCGGGCCCATCGCTCCCGGAACATGTCCCGCGGCGCCTTCGACCATCTGCAGGCCTTTGGATCCGGAGGCCTCGCCCGGAGTCAGGCGCACGCCGTTTCCCGCCACCGCGTCACGCACTGTTTGTGCCGACTTTTCGAAGGGAGAAGCGAGTTTGGAGAAGACCTTCCCCGTGCCTCGCGCCGTCAGCTCCGCCGCGGCGTTCATGCCTGCCTGCTCCGCCATTTGCTTGGCTGTGCCCCCGCGCGTTGTGGGCAATTCGTCGTTGCCGAAGATCGCCGAAGTCAGCAGCTCGCGCACACCCTCGCCCATCGCTCCGCCGCCGGCAGCGCCCAGCGGAGCTCCGGCCACCGCGCCCGGTCCCGTAGCCATCCCTCCAACCAGGCCGCCCACAGTTCCTCCCACCGCCGGCAACAGCGGCAAAGCCTTGTTCGCGATCGCGTAGCCTTTTTGCCGGAACCAGTCTCGAGTACCCATCGCCGGCGGAGCCGAGATTGCATCCTGTGCGGCCGGCGCAGCGGGTGCCGCCGGCGCGGTGGCCACCGGTTTGGCCTGGCCGCGGGCAACATTCTTGATCTGCCCATCCGCTGTCCGGACCCGCAACGATCCATCGGCATTCGTGCCAACCACTGTTCCCGTGGGCATTAGAAATTCACCTGGGTCCCTGGCTGAATCTCACCGCCGCCGCCGCCGGCGCCAGGAGCCGCGTCGTCGCCCTTGGGAAAATAGCCGTACTTCATCGCCGTGGTCAGCTCTTTGTGCAAGAGGCCCATTTTGTAGCGCGCCTCGGCGTAACTGACTGTGGTTGCCGGATCGGGCAGATCGGTAAGATAGCGGCCCATTTGCGCCTCGCTCGCGTTGCCGCCGGTGATTTTCCGCAAGCCTCCCATCAGCGATCGCACGTAGTTGAGCTGATCGAGGAAAGCTTGCTGGCGGCTGTTCAACAGCAAAGCCTTACGTGCGTGGTAAGCCATCCGGCCGGTCGAGCTCTCTGGAGCATCCGGCGTCATGCCTGACATCCAAAATCCACTGAAGCCGCCGAGCGTGCCCAGCAGCTTCGGATCCATCAGCTTCACGACCGCCACATCCGCTTCCTGGATCTGCAGTTGCTCTTTCGGCGTTAGCGATCCCTGGCCCTTCCAGCCGTAGGCCCGCGCCACCGATTCAGCCGCGCCCCGCGCCTGCACGGGGATTTTGGCCGTGTCCTGCCCCTGAATCAGGTCGGTGGCAAACTGCCGCACCAGGGGATTCAGCCCCGGCCGGTCCGGAATGGCTCCATCCTTTCCATCCCACGTCAGTCCGCGGTAGGTCCCGACAGTGAGCGGTTGTCCTGCCGCCGGCGGCGCGCTTTTCCCGGTCCCGGAGGTTGGAGCCGGCGCCGGCGGCGCGCTTCTCCCGGTCCCGGTCCGGGCGGGCGGTGAAGTTGGACGCGGCGCGGAAACCCCACCTTGCCGGGGCGCTGCAGGGCCGCCCTGCACGCCCGGCGCTCCGGGAGACCCAACTCCCCCTAAATAGCTCTGAGGGGCTGCTGGAGCGCCCCCCAGGCCGCCGAGTAACGGTCGCCGGATCGATGTACTGGTAGTGGGATTGCCAAAAATATCGAACCCGGTCCGCGTCGTCTCCGAAGGAATCAGCGAGCGCGGCGGCGCCGTCGCCGCCTGCCAGACCAGGTTCCCGTCTGCGTCGTAGTAATACGCCGAGCAGCCGCTCGCGTCGCATCTGACTTCCCGGTGCTCCGCCTGCCTGCCCGTCAATTTCCGCACTACCGTCTGGCTGGCGTCTTCCTCGGAAAGCCCGATCGCCGTAAGCCCGCGGTACATCGTCTCCTGCGCCGTCTCCGGAGGTCCCCCGGGCAGCTCCCGCAAGCTCACTTCCCCGGTCACCGGATTCTGCATCCGCTGCCATGTCTTGCCCCGGGCCACGAACGGATTGCCTAGCGTAGTCGGCTGGCGCTCCGTCTCCGCGGTGAATTCCCCTTGCTGGACTTTTTGTTGGAGGAGCTTTTCGTTGAGTGCGCTGGTCCGCTGTTGTTGCGCGGTGGCTAGCCGCTTAACCAGCTCGTCCCGCGCGGCATCGGTCGCCTCGGCCTTTTGTGCGCCCAGATTGCCCAGGGCGCCGAGTCCGCCGAATAGTCCTGCCAGTGCTCCCATAGCTGTGGCCTCATGCCGCTAGTCCGAAAGGTGCGCTCTCATCGCCGGTTGAATAGTCGGTGTACGGGTTATCGGGTGTCGAAAAAGATTCGGGATTGTAACCGCTGCCGTTCAGCGGATTGGTGTTGTTCTGCAACTGCAGTTGCTTCATGATGCCGCTCAGGTTCACATAAGGCAGCGTCGTGCCCTTGGAGCTGCCCAGCAGGCCCAGCGAGCTCAGCAGTGTATTCAGCGCCGTACTCTGGTTTTGCTGGATGTACGGCGCCTCAGCCTGGGTTAAGGCCGAGGTAATCGCCGCCGGCGACGATCCCAGCCCCTGCTGTGCCAAGGTTCCCTGCACCTGATTCTGCAGCTCGTCCGTCAACCCCGCGGAAAGCGGCTGCTGGTAGGAGGCCGCCGCCGCCGCCATCTTGGTCGGATCTTTGACCAGGTTGGAGATGTAGCTTTGGTTCTGTTGCTGTTGCCGCTGGGTCAGAAAGTTTTGGATGCCGCTGTAGACATTCGTTCCCGCGCCCGCCAGCCCCAGCAGTGAATTCAGGCCCTTGCCGTTGTTGGTAAAGAACGAACCCACCGAGCTAAGAATGTCCGACATAGTTCCCGCCTTTATGCAGCCTGCTTCAGCAGGTCCGTCAGGCCCTGCAAGTCGTTAGGATTCCCCGGGCTGGAGTTCGGCGTGGTCGTTCCCCCGGAGATAGGCCCGGACGATCCCCCGCCGCTACCGCCCAAAGATTGCAAGATGGACTGCAGATTTGCTTGCGGAATGCCCGCCTGGTTGGCCGCGAAAGTCTGCGTTCCCCCCGGTGTCAAGCTCCCCCCGGTCTGGGAGTTGATGTTGTTCTCCGCCGCCAGCAGCGCCGCTTTTTGCTGCGCTGCCGTCTGCGCTGCCTGTTGTTGCTGTTGCGCTGTCGCCGCTGCGGAGGAGCTGCTCGACGATCCCCCACCGCTCGCCAGGTCGTAACCCGTCACTCCGAGCGAGGTCGCCGCCCCGATCCCCGTTATCAGCGGCACCAGCCACGGCAGCGCTATCAGTTGCGGCATCCCATCTCCCCACTACTACCGAACACGTATCCCATTTCTCATATCCCGAGGTGCGAGAATCATGGATCAGAAGCTTTGCCAGTTGGATTTCGCTTTGCTTCTGATTGTCCAGGAAGGCCCACACCCCCACAATCTTTTGCTGGACGCATACGTGCCGGATGTGACGCCACAGCGGGCGCAGCCACGCCCCGCCGGAACCGAGCATCCGCACCAAAAACAGGGTCTTGTGTACCTCGGCTGCCACGATCGCGCCCAGCACCGCGCCGTACTGTTCCGCCACCCAAACCGTCCGCGGATCGAGCTGCTCGTTTTTCCATCCGATCGCACTCTCCGGAAAAGGCAGCACCTCGCCCTCCCGCATCTGCCGGCAGATCATCTTTCCTACCTGATTCTGGTCGCATATCAGGTGCGCCATAGCCTCAATCTCGCGGAACATCTTTTACCGCCGGCGCATGCCCCGCGAAGCCATCTTCTGGAACTTCCGCTTGCCGTACTTCTTCCGCCCGATGGAGGCCGCGATCGCGCGCGCTCGTCCCTTGGAGTAGCCTTCCCGCTTCTCGATCGATTCCGTGAGCGCTTCCGTTCTTCCCCCGCCGCCTGCACGCATACTCTTAGCCATTTCGTCAACCCCTTTTTGTTAGCTTCTTGTTAGCTCGTAAGCTCTTCTTTCCTGCCGCCAAAGCGAATGGCTGTCATTCTGAACGAAGTGAAGAACCCATGGGAAGCTGGATGCGCCGTCTCTGCCGGTCATTTTCTGGCCGCCTAGTCCCCCTCTTTGTTTAGCCCCGCCGGAATCTCTTCCGGCCCAACTTCTGTATCTTTGGCGGCCGGCTTCCCATCCCGCCCCGCGATCGCGGCCGCGGCGTGGCTGTCAGCGCCCGCGCCTTTGTCCATCGTTTCCCCATCATGGCCTTTCCTCCTTCCTGCATAAATTCCCCTCTTGTTGCATAAATTCCCCGCTACACCGCTTTCAGAATCAGATTGCCTACAAACAGAGGACTGAGGTGCAACGTCTCCGGCGTGACCAGATATGCGTACTCGGCCAGCGCGTTCAGCACCTTCCCGGGAAAAACCTGTTCTAGACCGAGGGTCACAAACTCGGAACAGATGTCCTCCTTCGCGTTATTCAGTTTCCGGTCGTGAAACAGCAGGCCGGCAATGTCGGCGTAGTTGTATTTCTTGCCGATCTGCGATTCCGCCCATTTCAGCCACGTCTGATATTGGGCATCCGTGCAGGGAACCCCGTAGCGATACTCGAGCTTTTCCTTGGCATAGTTCGGGGCGTACTTCTCGATTCCCGTCCCCGCGTGCGCCCCAAGCCACGCCACAATCTCCTGCGCTAAGTTCTCAATCCCAAACTCGGCGTGCGAGAAAAACGAGTTGGTGATCTCGGCGATGGCTCCAGATACAAAGCCATCAGCCCTGACGAAGCGAACTATGATGCGGGCCATTTGTCTCCTCTTCCTATTTCTGTATCGAGGGCGGCCGCCCCGTCGCCTTAGCCCGAACGTGCCAATCCACCGAAGCCACTTCAATCTGCTGTGCCCCCGCCCCACTCACCGTCACACTCGCGTTCTCCGCGTCTTGCATAATGTCCATGCGGAAGTACCACTGTGTGCTTCCCAGGTTGGTCGCGATCGTCTCATTCGTAAACCCAACCGGATTCCCCTCCAAATTGACTGCGATCTTGATCGACGGCTTCAGCACTTTGGCCCGCATGATGATCCGGCGGTAGAACACCGTCGAGCTCGCTCCGTCCTGGAAAATGTTCTGCCCGGTAAACGACCACTGCACTTGCGCTCCGGTATCCCACAGCACATCCCCGCCGAACATCCTCCGCACCTGGCCATCGCTCCAGCCCGCCGCGGCCGTCACCGGCTGTGTCCCGGGCGCGCGAATCTGTTTCAGCGCGCTGATCGGGAAGGGCAAGTCAACGATGGCCCACTGTTTCTGCACCAGGTCATAGCAGAAGATGCGTGTCAGCGCCCCGGCTCCCACCGATGGAGCTCCCTGGCTCATATCCGCGAACATCACCGTCTGCGCGGTGAAAGAATTTTGCTGGATGTAGAGGTCTTCGTTGTTCTGCGTCAGTCCCGCATAGACGCGGTACTGAATCCCGGCCGCGGCCGCCGGCGAGGTCACGATAAAGGAAGTCGATCCGGAGATGATCGTCGTCTCCTCGGTGATCGCCGTCTCTTCGTACGATCCGTTGGGCTGCATCACCAATTTGGTCGCCCGCAGGTAGATGTAAAGCTGGGTCGCGCCTGGCGCCGTTCCCGGCAAAAAAGTGAACCCCGTCAGCGCCGTGATCACCAGCGGACACGCCGCCAGATACATCGGCGGATAGACGCTTTGCGCCCCCTTGGTCAGATAGGCATAATTCCAATCGATCGGCTGGATATCGTCCTCTCCGCCGAAAAGATACGGCCGGATCTCTTCCGAAATCAACTTGTCATTGACCCCGTCGAAGTAGGCAAAACCCAGATGAGTCAGCCGCGCCAGGCCGTACCCGGGCACGAACGTCGTGGATCTTCCGGCAATGCATCCCAGGTCGGTTTGCGCCTGCTGAATGGCGAAATCGGCCGCCCCAAAAACCCCGGTGATCTGGAAGGTGGAGAAATTTTTGAACGCGACCAGGCTGCCGGTCGGCGAAATGCCCGCCTCGGCAATCGTAAAAGTTGCCAAACAGGTGATCTGATCGCCGTCGTCTTTGTTCAGGAAGGCGACGTTCACCGGGTTCCACTGGCCCACCGTGTTCAGGTTCGACATTTTCAAGCAGTCGGGACCGTCCAGGTCGTCGCTGGTGCTGATGGGATAAGTGTTGGCCAGCCACAGCGCGCCCGCGTACACGCAAGCGCATGCCGCTCCGCGTAGCGGCGTGGGTGTGTAACTCACTGCCACGCAAGTCCAGATTGCAGTGCCCGGGCTCACCTCGTGGGTTGTCGCTCCCACCTGGTTGTTGAATGTCGGGCGGGTTGCTCCGGAGGTGCCCGCCTGGGTAGCGGTAAAGATGCCGCCGGAAACACTGTCCAGGATCTGGCTGTCCGCCACCCAGGAAACGCTTGGCTGCCAGTCCGGATACTGCGAATTGAAAGCGTTTTGGATGGTCTGGAGGACGCCCGCGCCCGACCCTCCCACGCTGGGATCCTGGTACACCTGCGGCGGGTAGCCGTTGCCCAGCGCCAGCACCAGGGAGTTGGCGAACTGCAGCAGCACCGGCAGAGGGCAGGTTCCGCGCAGCACCCCGCCTTGGGGATTTGGGCCCTCCCCGGCCGATCCGCCGCCGATGCCGCCCACAGCTCCCGGAATCCCTCCCAGCATGGGCAGCGGCGAAGGCGGAGCATAACCCAGCACCGTGTTATAACTCGGCGCCGTCATCTGGTAGATAGCCAGCGCCCGGGTGGTGTTCACCGGCAGCGGAGCTCCGCTGTACACCGGATTGCCGAAGTAGCTCACTCCCACGCTCAGGTCGATCACGGTCGCCAGCGGCGAAGGGTTCAGGCGGCCGGTTGCCTCCGAGCTCGCGGTCACAAACACCGAATAGCCGAAGGCCAGCGGCACATCGGTTCCGGTGATCGCGATCGCGTTGTTGGGCGAGGTCAGGTTGATGGTCGCCGCCGCCGAAATCGCCGTCTCCCCGCCAATACCGTCATCGGCTGCCACGGCGAAGCTATAGTTACCCGGCGCCAGCGCGCTCGAGGGAGCTACCGAGCCGGCCGATGCCGTCACCCCGGAGCCGCCAATAAAGAAACTGAAGCTGGTCGAGTCGATGATGGTGACATATTGCAGTCCCACCGTATACACCGCCGGCGTGGGCGCGGTAATGGTGACGGTAATGTCGCCGCCGGCGCCGGTGATCGAAGGCTGGTAATTGAAGTTGTTGCCCACCGCGGAATTGGTCTGCGGCAAGCCATGCGCCGCCGCGCACACTACAGTGAGAATGCCTGCCGCGCTGGTCGAAGCGCTGGCGATCGCTGCCCCGATCTGGTATTGCGTCAGCGTGGGAGCTGCCGGCGTGCCGATGCTGTTCCCGCTGATCTGGGTGCCTACGTAGTACGCATCCACCCCCGCCGGCGAATAGAGAAAGAAATCCGTGATTGGACCGTCCGCCGGCTGCGGAGCTCCGTTGTGCGCGAGAAAGACTTCCGAGCCGTCCGCCTGGCGCAGCGAACCCCGCTTGTCATACATCAGGTTCGACATGCGCGTGATAATGCCCTGCGGCTGCGAAAACTGGCCAAAGGTGGCCTGCAGGCCCTTGATCCAGTTGCGCTGCGAGATGACTTTGAGCTCCGCCAAAGCTATTCGTCCTCGTCTTGGTCTTCGTCGGGTGCGATAACCGCGTCCGTAACCGCGGCTAAAAGTCCCCTGATTTCCCAGTCAAAGAGGTTGTTGGAGCGGAACTCCACTTCGCCTTCCCGGGCGAAGATGATCACCGCCTTGGTCACTCCATCCAGTTGCCCGAAGGCCTCCATGCAGGTCTCAGTAGGAGAAATTTGCTTTAGTTCCTTCTCTTGTTTCATGCCTCAAATCTCCAGACCACTTATCGCAAAGCCGCGCCACACACTTGCGTGAGCACGCCACAAAACTGTTCGCCGCCATCCATTCCCGGTTGTGCAGCCGCGGATCGGTCAACTGAAAAGGCTCCGCCAGAAACAAATCGCCTTTCCCTGGCTGGTGCGAAAACCCTACCCAAAACCTTCCCTGCAATCGCTCTCCGCACCAGTCGCAGCTAGCACACCGCACGGCCATGATCTCTTCTTCCAAAACCAAGGGCATAAGCTCATCCGTTCGCAAACTCATCGCGCGCGCGCACGCCAAGGCAAATAGCTGTCATCCTGAACGAAGTGAAGGACCCATGGGAAGCTGGATGCGCCGTCTCAGCCAGTCCTTTTCTGGCCGCAAAACCCGTCTCAACCCATATCAACCCATATCAACCCGCAAACCCGCAAACCCATATCAACCCGTATCCCGCGCGCAAGCCCAGGCCCGCAACCAGGCCTTCGAATCTCCCGAGTTCAGCGCGGTAGTCAATTCCCAGTCATGCTCCTTGCACAGATATGCCCAGGGCCGGCGCTTTTTGTCGTAACGTGCATGGAGCGCGTGGCGCTGGCATTTCTGGCCGTCTTCGTTCCAGGTGCAAAGCTTGATGATGCGGGTCACGGAATAATCAGGCCGCCAAAAGTCCGCGACAATCCGGGGAACACGTCCACCATGGTTTCGCTCTGTGGCTGGATCTGCCGCTCTCCTATGACCGCCTTTTTTTTCGTTCCCTGTTTCAGGTAGGCATCGAAGGCATCCATCAGCTCTTTCGCTTCCGACTGATTCTGCTCCACCGTGCGGTAGCGGGAGAGCACATATAGGTGGATATAGGGCACCCAGGCCGACGGGATGCGGATGCTGTTGGAGGCGTCTCCCACCTGGTAGTTCTGCGCGGCGCGGAAGCCGGAGAAATAGAGATTCAGCTCGCCCACCGGAGTGCCTACCGGCCACGCCGCCGCATTCGTCCCTCCCAGGCCGCGCACACAACCGGCCAGGTTCCCGCCCTGAGCGGTATAGCTGACGATTTCAAATTGCCCGGGGATGCCCGGAACGCCCAGGATCGCCAGCCCGAACGGCAGCACAAAACCCGTCAATCCCGCTGTCTGGGCTACGTTCGCCGTGGCGGTCATGGCTACGCTGAGAGTGGTCGCGCCGGCTGTGCGCACCGGTTGCGGAAACAGCTCCACAATCAAGCTGTCCGCCACCTGGGTGTAGCTGATCATGCCCGCCAGGCTGGTGATGGTGTTGTGCCGGTACACCAGCTTTCCGCTGCCCAGGTACAGCGGATAGCCGTCATACCAGGCGCCGTCGAGCGACTGCCAATCCCCGGGCATCTTGAAGTTGGCTACGCCGACCACGGTTCCAAAGCCGGCCACGTCGGGCACCCCGCCGTTCACCAGGCTGATGGCGTTCAGCGCGCCGTTGAACCAGCGAAAGACTTGCTGGGCGCTGGCCACCGGCCCGCTGCTGTCCAGCAGAAACGCGCTGTTGCGCAGCGGAGGCGTGGCCACCGAATAGCCTGTGCCCAGGACCTGGTAATTCTGCCCGGCAATCACGGGAAACTCGTAGCGCTGCGATTCCGCTCCGGAAGCGAATCCCAGATAGACCACCAGCGACAGAATCATGTTGAGATACGGCGAGGCGGCGGGCGAGGCTACGATGCAGTTGTTGGGTGCGGTGACCGCCATCACCTGTTCCGGACCAGGCGCGGTCTCACCCCAGGGTGTCGTATAGGTCGCCTGGACGTAGTAAGTCCCCGCCGCCAGGAATCCCCCTGTGGCCTGAGTCTGCGAATACGCGATATCGGATTGTGCCGGTGCGGGAAGCGTGCCAGGAAGATCTGGGACCGCTTCCCGCGCGGATAGCAGAATATCGCCAACCAACGCCACTGCGGTCCCTCCAGAGCTCTCTTAACTTACGGGTTGGCGAAAAATTCGGTGCTGACCGTCGCCACCGTGGCCGAACCGGCCAGGGTCACGGTAAAGCTGATCGAGTTCACCTGCAGCTCGGAATAGATATCGATGTGGATATCGATGGCCGTTCCCACCGCCGTCACCGCCAGCAGCGCGGCGCTGGCTTGGACCGTGTTGGTTCCGTCGGTCACCGATACCGCGCCGATCGCCGTGGTCGTCGCCGCGTTGACCGCCGTGGTCTTGATGCGCAGCCGCCCTTTGGTGATCGGAACCGCGTTAATGCCGGCGTTGGCCAGGTTCAGCGTAATCGTGCCTGTCGCCGTCAGCGCGGTCACGTCAAAAAATGACAGGATCGGCGCGCCGAGTCCGGTCATCGTAGGTTCGGCCGTCTCCACAAAAGGCGTAGTCGCTTGCTGCGTCATAAACTCAAAATTCCTTTCAAAAAATGGAGGGAGCCCTTGTTGCGAAGACTCCCTCCTCTCTCTTTGGAACGCCGTGACCCAGTCCTAGTTGACGTTGTAGTACGAACCGCACATGCGCGGCGAGATGCATGAGACCTGCCAGGTCACATACAAGTTCGACACCAGTACCCGCTGGTTCGATGGCTGCATGAATGGATCGCACACAAAATAGTCGCCTTTGTGCCAGACCGGGAAAATGTACTTCGAGTTCAGCAGGTAGCTCTTCCCGCTGGGCACGAAGGGATCCGGAAACACCAGAGCCGTGTTGAAGATGAAATGGCTGCGGAAGCCGGCCTGCATCGCGCCGTCGTCCTGGATGTTCTGGGTGTAACGGATGAGCTGGGTGAAAGTGTTCTGGAAGTTGTAAAACGACTGCACCGGCATGGGCAGCAGATCCGGCAAATCGTAGCCGAACTGCCCGGTCAGGCCGAATGCCTGGTTGGCCACCGTGGGAGTCAGCGCCGCGTTGGCGACGTTCACCGGCGCCTGGGCTTTGAACCAGGCGTTCGCCGCCTGGCTGCGGTCGATTCCCGCGATCACGTTGTTCTGCTGGTAGATCCAGCTATCGACGTCGTCGATGTCCTGGCTGGTGTTTTGCGGCGCGATGTGGAACATCGCCCGCGAAAGCTTCATCAACAGCGATCCCGTAGCCTCGATCCACTTGGTGTTGATGATGTCCATCGCCGATCCGCGGTTGAGCACGATATCGGTCACCGGTATGGATACGTTCTGGTAGTACGGTTTCCACCGCTGATCGAGCGGCTGCACCGTGTCGACCACCGCGGGAGTCAGCAGCTCGGTGCCGTAGTAGGCGCCGCCGGCCAGGTTCTCCTCATACATCGCCGGATAGATGAGCTCGCCCATGCCGAACTTCTTGCCCTGCCTCTGCATCGCCCAAAACATGATGCTGGGCATGAACACGTTGTCGGCGATCACCGGGTAAATGTATTTCTCGGTGATGGCGTTCATCGTTCCGGTCAAAGCAGCCGTGGGGGTATTGATGCCTGTGCCAACTGCGCCGAATGCCATTGTGCTTTCGCTCCTAAAAAGTGCGCGTTACCGCTTGTCATTTTGAACGGCCGCGCGATCGCGGCCCCCATTTAGCCTGTCATCCTGACACTGAGCCCTGCGAAGTGGAAGGACCCATGGGAAGCTGGATGCGCCGTCTCTGCCGGTCCTTTTCTGGCTGCATCTTCCCGCCCAACTTCTGTATCGTCATCCACCACAAAACTCTACTGAACCACTCCGCTCAGAATCGCCGGGTCCTTAAAGGCCGCGTCGATCTGCTCCCGGATGGTGTGAACCTTGCCGCCGTCCGGCTTGCTCGAAAAGTCCTGGCCGGCCACAGGAGAAAAGTCCCTGCCGGTAAATCCGCCGCTGGGCTGTCCGATCGAGGCCGCCAGCTTCGCCTGGCCGTCCTTGAAGCCGCGCTCAAAGGCTGCATCTTCCAGGCTCTTGCTTTCCGCCTTGCGCGTCATCGGCTCGGCCGTCTCCCGCAGCACCCGCTTGATGTCCGGCCAACCTACCTCATTTTTGTAGCCCCGCGCGACCGCGGTCTCTACCGCCTGTTCGAAGGGCAGCTTGAAGCCCTCCGGCTTTTCCATGGTCATGAATTCCAGATACTCCAGCCGGGCGCGATCGTTCTTATAAGTTCCCAGGGCCGCTCCCAGGCCTTGCCGCACTACCTGCAGGCCTTGCTCGAGCGGCGCCAGTTCCTTGAAGATCGGCGCGTACAGCGGATCCTCGCGCAGCGGCGTTCCGTCGCTTCCCCGCGCATCGCCCGCGGCCCGCACTGCAGTCGGCCGCAGGTTCGCCGGAATCTCGCCCCGGATGATCTGCTCCGGACTCAGCCCGGTGACTCTCTGCACGTTTTCGACAATCGCCGCCAGCCGGTCCGCGGCCAGGTTCTGTTCCCGCTGTGTGGTATCGAGCGCGTTCTGCCGCTGTTGCAGTTTCAGCTCCAGCTCGCCCTGCGAGCTCACGTTTTGCGCGCGGATGGCGGAGAGCGCGACTGGCGTCCCGTTGATCGTGATCTGTAGATCGTCGGGATACTTCGTCTTGTCGGCGAGAACGTCTTTCCAGTCCATGTTTCCTCTAACCCACCTAACCCAGAAGCGCGGCTACGTCGGGCTGACCCTGACGGGCGGTTGCGGCCGGACCAATGCCGGCGCTGTTCATAATTGGCGCCACGCTTTGCAACGTCTGCGAGGCCTTCTGCGCCTCGGAAATAGCCTTTTCCAGGCTTTCCCGCGCCTTGGCAATGTGCGGCGGGATGTTGGGCATGCGCATTGCCGCCATCAAATAAACTTTGGCCAGGTCGTTATTCATCGCCCGCAACGAATCGACCAGGCCCTGGGGATTGGCGCCGTCAAGCTGCGTAAGTCCGCTGTTCACTGCTGCCGCTTGGGGGGATGCCGGCGCCCCGCCAGCTCCAGGAGGAGGAGGAGGCCCTCCCGGAGGAGGCCCTCCTGGAGACGCTCCGCCGGGACCACCCCCGGCCAGCATCTTGATCAAATTGCCTACTTCCGCGCTCTGTACCGGGGTTGCCACGGTTTACTTGCGTTCCCTTCCGCCCTCTTCAGGGAGGTAGCCCATGGGGTCACGTACAAACGGCACTTCGGGATTCGCCGGCGTCCAGCCCTCTTGTCCCTTGGACGGCCCGATGTACAGCGGCGAGGCCAGCTCCTCTTTGTCAAATCCAGGTCCGAACTTGTCTTTGGCTGCCATAACTGTTTCTCTCCCGGGAATTTCTTTTGAAGTTGTGGCAGCTCCCCCACCACAGGATGCGCGGGCATCTGACCCGCTACTGCCGCAACCTCGTTTGGGTGTTACGGCGCGTTATACGCGCCGGCGTCCACGACGGCGAACCCGTTTCTTAGGTGCATGATGCATGGCCATGATTTCCTCCTTTCCGTGCCGGAATTAGGCCACCCCACCACAGGCGGTCCGTTCCAGTACCTCAGAATCGGAAAGAACACGTCCATCCCGTGCGTCTCCGTAAATATCGAGCATGGTGCGTGCGGACCTTTTCAACCACTCGATCCGCTGCGCTTCGGGGAACCCCCAAAACACCTCATCGCCCACAGTCAGGGGAACAGTAAGAGTTCCGTTCAGTGCGAGCTGGACGGTAATATGCCCGTCACCCCGCCCCTGGCGTAACACTTCCATCTCCAGCCCTGGCGCAATCGATCGCAACAAGCTCCTCGTATGTGCCTGATGAGAAGGGATAGCACCGGCCAAGTCAATTTTTCCCTAGACGCATACGTGCCGGGGCAAAGCGGCGGCGTTGTGTCGGAAAGTTTAGGGAGTTTCCTTCAGACTTCGGAAAGTTTCCTTCAGACTGTTTCTTATTTGCGGATAGTGGCGCCAAGGCGGATGGTTATGGCGCCAAAAGAAAGTACCCTGTCATTCTGAACGAAGTGAAGAACCCATGGGAAGCCGGAAGCGCCGTCTCTGCCGGTCATTTTTTGGCTGCATACTTTGATTTGCGGATAGTGGCGCCAAGGCGGATGGTTAATGGCGCCAAAGCAAGTACCCTGTCATTCTGAACGAAGTGAAGAACCCATGCGAAGCTGGATGCGGCGTCTCTGCCGGTCATTTTCTGGCTGCATACTTTGATTTGCGGATATCCATGCAGAACGCAATCATGCCAGCTACCAAGCCGGCAAGCAGGCCAGCAGCAACGCAGTTGGCTGCGTCGATCAAGATGCGGTCCAGCGTCATTGGGGCTTCTCCTTCGGGAGAACGGATGAAGTCTCGGCTGCGTCTCTATCGTGCTACCTGGGTCCAGGGTGCACCCCGACCCAAGCCACTGCGTTGACACTTAGCCAGAAACTTCAAGAGCTGGCACCGAGGCTATCACTCAAACATCCCTTGCAGCATCCTTATCGCCTCCACCTGCGCGCTGTTCCCCCAAAAAGCACTGGGACGCCAAACCCTAGCGTTTACGTGAAAGCTCAGATCGATATCGTCAGCGGTCACAGGAGTTTCGAGCGATATTCCCTGTTCTCCTATTTTGCGATTTATCCCGGCGGCCGATGCCTCCATGAAATCGTGGACTACTTGCTTATGTTGAATATCTTCTACGATTCGCTCGCAATGTCTGCACATCAGATGATCAAGCCCAACGGAATCGCTTCCACATCTGCCGAAGGATTCCGTTGTTCAGTGAGCTCGCGCTCAAACTGGCTTAAGTCGCTTTCCAAGGGAGCCGCGATCCGGGTGATGTAGGCATGCACCTTAATTCCCGATTCCGTCTCGCCTTCCCAGATTCGCGCCTGCACCGAGGCTCCATCTTTCTGCCGGACATACACAATTTTGCTGGTCGATTCAAGATGTACTTTCACTGCTTTTTCTCCCTGTATTTAGCCAAGGCCTCATTGATTGCTTCGGAGAGCCGTTCGGCGGAAGTGCGCTTGTCCAGAAAAGCGCCGTTATGCATCACCCCAGCAAGAGGCAAACCCTTTTTACGCATGCACCGCAAGCACATAAAGCACCCTTGGTTTTGCTCGACCTTTGTCGCGTTCACAACTTGCACCCAAAGAAATCCGCGGCACGTAAAGCAGCGCCGCTGCACCGTTCCCCGTTGCGGCCTCCGAGCGCCAACCAATGCAACTTCGTTCATTGCTGTAGTGCGTTCCATATTTCGTTTGCCGTAAGGTGGATTGTTTTTCCGTGAAGATTCACCTCCAAAAACTCAATGACGTCTAAGTCAATCGAAAGTCCGCTCGGAAGTGGAGTTGACTTTAAATTAGAGTCGGCTGTCTTCTGCGAATTCATAGGAGTACCAGCCCAAGCCATGAGTCCCGCGATGATTGCTGCACGCCGTGTAAGGTTGTTGCTCACTGGTTGTACCTCACCCTTCGTATGCGGTGATTTTCTCCGCGTTCTCCGCGGTCCAGGCCTGAACACAATCCGGCTTGCTGCATACGGTGTGGAGCTCATCCGCCCATGCGCACGTTTCGCCGCTGGGAAGCATACAAGCGGCAGCATCCGTGCATCCGCAAACCTGGCACTGTCCGGGAATGGGAATTCCGCACCTTTTCAGCGCGTCAATGCCTTTTTCAAGGGCTGCAAAACACTTATCGCAATAAGGCTTCGCTTCGGCGCTCAGTGTCGAAAGAATCGGCCGCCCGGCCGCATCGGAAAGTGTCGCGCTCTCGACGGCCGAACCAAAGGAATCTAGCACAATCGGGAGGAGCGCTCTAACCGCATCTGTGCAACAATCTACCAGCTCCTTCAGCGCAGCCATACTGTCCGGCGCGATCTTGCCTACAATCTCATCCCCATACCTTAGCCAGATTTCCCCGATGGGAACCTTGTCCGAAGCAACGATTTCAAATTCCCTCACTGCCCACGCTCCCGCTCCGCCGCTCTCCGATCCAGCAGCTCATCCAGCAAATCTCTCAGCACTCCATTCCTCTCCCGCACCGACTCCGGCGCCACCTGCCTCGCCGCGATCCAGTCAAAGCCATCGCGCAAAGCAGAAACTTCCATATCGGCGATCTCCTCCGCGACCGTCATGCCAACGCCTCCACTTCCGCCCGCACTTCCACCGGCTGCACTTCAAACCTTCGCGGCCCCCGCTTGCGTGCAGCCAATACCCTCACCCGCTCCAGCACATCAGCCATGACGCAGTTCGTCATAACCATGGTTGCCGAATAGTCGACCCGCCGGCGCAGCAGGCTAGGCAACACGGTCAGAATAGGAATCTCCGGACAATAACTCGCCAGCCACTTCCCAACCCGATTGCTGTCCTGGCGTCCCAGATGCACGATCACACACGCATCCGGCAGCGCCGACTGCATCGCGATCTGTTTCAGTTCTTCCATTCGGCTGCACCCCACCGGCTGGAAGTAGTAGCGCACCCTGACCACAAAACACAGCACCGACAGCTCGCCCTTGTCCGCACAGAAAATCAGGATTTTTTTTCGCGGCCTCATCCCACGTCTTTCTTAGCGAAATACGCGATCCTGCTTCTGGCTTTGCGGTACCGGCTTCGCTGCAGCATTTTCAGCTCGTTGGCTACAAACTCATCCAGAAACGCTCCCGCGAAACCCATCTCCACTCCACGCGCCCGCGCGTGTTCCCGTTCTTCGTCGCTGGCCATATCTCTCGCGGATGGATAGTCGGGCTCTCGCATGATTTCAAGGTGTAAACAACATCTTGCGTTTTTTTTAAAAGCGCGTCAAATCATGGTTTTTTTCTTTTTTTTTATTTTTTCGCACACTCCGGGCTAGTGGGTCTTGAGTAGCAGATCCCTCTGGAGTCACTGCTGTCCGTCGAGCTACTTACTTCTCCTCAGCACACCTAACCCGAAGCAGTGTGCTGTAAGGCATGACGTCGATCCTATTGGCGCTTCTCACGGCGCATCTGGCGCTTTTCCCTGTTTTCGGTGAGGTCGTAAAAAAAAAAACCGAAAAACGGGTGCTCGGCCCAGTTTTCAGATCGTCGGGAGCCAGGTCCCCCTGGCCCCGCCGCCGCTGTGGCGGCCAATCCCTGCAGGTGTCCGTCTTCGACACCCAGTTGAAGCAAAAAAACTCGATTTCCTGTCTCCCGTTGTGTCAGCTATCTACACTGTCGGCGCACGGGATCTCCCGGGGAGCGGATCGCCATACCCCGGGGCGCGCGTTGAGGTTTTTCGACAGGAGTGACCGGTGGTGTTCTACCCACAAAAGGTGTTATTGCGTCTCTGATACCAAAATGATAGCTTTTGAGACGAGGACCGCCTGCGGTCTCCTGAAGACCGGTGCCCGCGGCCACGATCCCGCTTTGGCGAGCGGAATCATTGGCTACAAAGCTGTTTTCCCGTAAATGCGATGAGTTAGCTCTTCACCTCTTTCCCGGGGTTGGAAGCGAAGAAAAAAAGGCGGCTTCTGGACAACTGATCCAGAGCCGCCCTTTTTCTGTGCGCACCACCGTCAGACCCGCCTCCTGTAGCAACCCCTCGCGGATGATCTGATACATACGGCTGCGCGACTTCCCTAATATTTTTTGAAATTCCGGCACGCTATAGAAGCTCATCGCTTGCCTCCGTGCGGCTCGTTCACCGCCCCCAAGGCCGCGAGCGCCCGGTTTTCATCAATCTTTTTCCCGATCTTCGCCGCATCGGGATAGCCCAGCATCTCCAGGCCCGCGCCCACCGGCAGCGCGCCCTTGGCCATGAGCTGCTCCGCGATCCGGCGCACGATCGACTGGCTCTTGACATGGAAGCTGCCATCGTCGACCAGCATCGTGTACTGATCCAGCGCATCGGCCGGCTTCCGGTAGTCGACCACTTCAAAACTGCCGTTCTGCTTCAGCCCCATCATCTGGCTGGGCATGTACTCGATCATGGTGCTGGTGATGCCCTCGACACTACGCAGCACGCTGAAGGCGCCCATGCGGCCGCGGAGCTGGGTCAGCCCCTGGCCCTGCAGGACCGAGGCGTCAAATAGATCGCTGGAAATATTTCCGTCCCCCGGCTTGCCTTGCCGGGATTGGTTAAACCCTTGGATCTGTCTCGCCTTTTCCAAGAGCGTCTCGGGAAGCTTGCTCGCCGAATCCGGAAACGCCGGCGGGGTCACCAGGTTGGGAGGCTTATCCCCGTCATACATCTGCTTTTCACCCGCCACTCCACCAAAATCCGATTGCGAGATGCCGGAGGCCTTGGGGATAAACCACACCCCGTTGTTCAACCTGTAGAAATTTTCAAAGGTCTGGGAGTACATCTTTTCCGCCAGCACCTGCAGGCTCTCGGTGTACCTGGTGGGCGGCACTGCCCATGGCCCGAAGAGCGGCGGGGTGCCCCACACCGGAGCCACCGGAAACGACTGAAACGGGCATTGTCCATCCGCCATGCGTACGCCCTCGCAGTCGATGACCACCCGGCCGCGCGGATAGACCCAGCGGTACTTGGCAAGCGCGTCCGGATCGGCAGGCAGGTTCCCGCCTTCGATCTCGCGCGTATAGTCCAGGCAGAAAGTGGTCCGCAGCCGCGTGGCCAGGCCGCGCGTCGAAGAGATGTTGTTGAAAGGCGGCATCGACTGGTAAGGTCCATCCGGCAAGCGGAAGCCCTGCTGGCTTTCCGTGTTGCGGATGTCCTTGGTGGTGTTGGTGGGGAATTTAGGCAGGAACTTCGCCCGCTCCGGAAACCGCTGTTTCACCAGGTCCAGGTGGACCCAGTCTTCCAAAATCAAAAAACTCGGCTTGAAGGTGTAATCCGTGTTCGGATCCAGGTGAACCGTCTTAGGATCGCGCGATTTCGCCCACATCCGCCCCCGGTTTTTGCTTTCATAGGGATCGATTCCCCAATTCAAAAAACCGGTCCCAAAAAATTCGGCCGTCAAAAAAGCAAAAAGCAGGTGGAAGGGCACGAACATCTGGTTCCACTGCGCTTGAAATCCTTTTTGGATTGACTCAATCTCCTTCCCTGAAGAAGAGTCGTAAATGTAGGCCTGCGGCTGGTACTCGGAAAGATCGTTCGCGTCCCGCATGAGCATGGTCTGCAGCTCGGGCACCCTGACCGTCGGCCGGTACCGCGGCCCGATCTGGGAATCCGACATAGTGAAGAAAGTCTTGGTGTCTTCGAAGAAATTGATGCCCAGCGCATCGGCCCGCTTACGTTCCGAGAGCTGTTGCCATTCGTCGATATGATCGATCACCGGATCCCGCTCCGGCTGTGACTTCCGCACTGTGTTGATGAAGATCAAGCGGATACCTCTTCAGGTTGGGATCCGCGCAAAAAGGCCTGCAGCCGCTCCTCATTGTCCTGTTCGTTGTCGCCCTCGCCTTGCACCCCTTCAAGCGAGATGAGCGAGGCAATCAGCTCTTTGAGAGTGACGAATTCATTGGTGATCAGCTCGCTCGCGTTCTTCGCCAGCCGGTCCTGAAGCACACTGAAACCGACGCTCGCCCCTTGCTCCTGGCGGGCGGCGCGGAAATCGTCGAAGATTCGGCCGAGAATCGGCCCGCCGGCTTCAGCCTGTTGCTCGCGCAGCTCCTCTTTGAGTTGCTTGGCGGTTACTCGCCCCGCTCCACCCTCGACGCTGCTTCCCTTTCCTCTTGCGCTATTCGCCGGTCCTTGCCCATCACCTGGGCTGTCAGCGCGTCCAGGTCCACCGGGCCCGCGTCCGCCGGCGAGTTGCCGCTCTGAAATGGAAATACATACGGCTTTGGCGTCGCTTCCGCCGGCGGCGGCGCCGGCATCGGCAACACCGTCGCTCCCTGCTGAGCTTCCGCTTGCGCGGGAGCTGGACTTGGCGCCGGCCGGTTGTGCAGATCCAGCAGTTCTTGCGCCGGGTAGCCTGCCGGCAGGGGTACGTACTGTTCGGGAGTTGGAGTTTGGCCTGCTTGCCATAGGGGAGCCTCTGACGATCGGATGATGCCGCTTTCTGACGAAACCACCGTGACTTCGAGCATTTTGCCGTCCAGGGTCCGCGCGAACAGTATGTTGTAGTCTGTATCGTTCAGATCCATGTCCAGCTTGGAAAATTTAGCCGTGCCGCCGCAGCGGAACAGCAGCGCCAGCAAAAAAGCGTACTGCAGGCGGCCGGGATTGTTGACGAATGCGGGATCCAGTTCGATCGGCTCCTGGCTCTCCGGCGTCTTGCGCAGCGTCTTGTAGGGACCTCTCGCTTTGCGGCGCAGACGAAACTCCGGCACCGCCGGCGTCATCGTGGGATTGCGGTAGGTGCTGCCGGCGGCGTTCTTTCCGCCGTCAATCCCCTGCCCGGTCCGTTCCGCCACCGGAATACCTTTGTCAGCCCGCGGCTTATCTGATTTGGACATAGTCCTTCTCCCATCGTTTTAGCTTGTCCAGATGCGCCTGCAAGTTCATCGTAAGAATCCCCGAGCTCGTATCGAACGGAGATTTTTGGTGCGCGATTTTGCTCAGAGCATCCTCATACAAGCCATCATCGTAGCTGCTGGCATAGCTTTCGCATTTAAGTGGGTGCCACTGGTCTTTGGCGATCCAACCTAGTAACCCCGCAAAAAGTATTTCGTCGAAGCCTGCGACCGCTTCAAAGCGGAAATCTCCCTCCCATTGCGCCGAGCTCATCTGCTCTGTAAACGCAGCGTCCAGGGGAATAGCTTCCCTCCTCCGCAGCGCGGTCAGAAAGGCGTTCAGCATCATCCGCCGGGTATAGTCCTGGATGGTGAAGCCCAGGCTGTTGCTGGATTTGGCGGCATTGACCTGGTCGTTACGCCCCTTCCAGCGGTACTGGTTGGGGTACCGCCAGCGGTCGCGTAACTCTTGGAAGATCCGTGAACCGAAGCCGCCGCCGCCGTCCTCGCAGGCCACCTTAGCCATGTTGAAGTAGGCCGCCAGGGCATAGACCGAGGCGCTGGCAGTCTCCTGGCTCAAGCACATATGCGCCCGCGCGGCCAGGGCGCCCGTCTCGCCGTTCCACACCACCATCGCCAGGGTGTCATCCCAATTCGTCGAATCGGTGTCCTGGCGGTCGCCGTGGCCGATCATGACGCCGGCGAAGTAGTGAGCTTTCTTGTCCGGCCGCTCGAACAAGATAAACCGCCCGTTGCGGTGATCTTGTGCGCGGACCCGCCGCTCGGCCGAGTCGCCGATCTCGAGCTCCACCTGGCGGCAGGCTACATCGTCCGCGCATTTTCTCGACCAGGACAGATCGTCGAAGCTGAACACCGGATCTCCGGAGACCTCGAAGGCCTCTTCCGGATTGCCCGGGTACTCTTTGCGCCACTTGTCCAGGTTGCCGCCCAGCCTCGAGTGCAGCACGTAGCGGAAAAAAGCAATCCGCTCTTTGGGCAGCTTCAGCTCGCGCATCAGGAACTTTTCATAGTCGTTCCGCGGCGCATCCTTCGCGCCCGCCGGATCGCGCACGTAGTCCGGATCGTCGTGCCAGGGCAGAAACTGGGCCAGATACTCCGTATCTCCGCGCTCCGATGCGTCCCATAGCTGGTAGTACGCCTGGCCGGGTCCTTCCTTGCCGTTGGGAGTGGTCTCCACGATGCCCATGTTCTCCGGATCGTCGGAAAGGGTAGACGAGACCGCCGTAAAAACCTCCGGGTTCTGGTAATAGGCTGCCTCCGACATGTGCAGGAAGGTGAAACCCAGGCCGCGCGATCCCACCACGTTGTTCGCCGTCTGCCAGGAAATTTTCGATTGGGTCTTGAAGAAGTTGATTTCCTGCTGGGTGTACTTCCAGGATGTCTTCTTCAGCGGCAACTGTTTCGCCAGCAAGTGAGACTCTTCATAGAGAGCTCGCGCGGTGATCTTCTGCTGGGCCAGGATCAGCCCTTCGGAGTAGTCTTTTTCGAGTAGGTGCGCCTGGGCCAGCATCCGCGCCCAGGTGGAGACACCCAGCCGCCGTCCTTTGAGGAAAATAACGAACAGCCGGCGCCGCTTCGCGACATGCTGCTTGCACGCCTCCATGATTTTTTGCTGCGAGGGATTCAGGCGGAAAGGAATCGGCCGGTTCGTTTGTCGGTTACGAACCGTGAACGACGCGAAAAACTTTTCCGCCTGGGCCAGGTTGATCATTTCGCTGCCTGTACACCGCTGTACGCAACAAATCCGGTAGTATTGCAAGCCCCGCAGGCGTCGCCTTTGAGCAGCCCGGCGCCGTCGCACTTCTGGCAGGTAATCACCTTGCCGCTGCCTCGGCAGATCATGCACGTAACCAGGCACCGCATCACCTTCTTAGGTTTGTCGGTCCCGCGATACTCGTTGTACAGCCGCGCATGTTTGCAGAAGCGCACTTGCCGGACAGTGGCGGTTTCCATAAGCCGTCATCTCCCTGCCGGCGGCGGAAACGGAGCCGAGGCCTTGGCCGCCGCTTTATGGTTGGCCGCGGCCGGAGACTTCATGGCGATCAGGCAGGCCTGGCTGCAGGCAAACTTGTTGTAGATTCCTCCCGTCGCCGGATCCTTTACTGTTTCGCGGTTGTACCAGGGCTGCGCCTTGCTGAATTGGAATCCGCAATTTGTGCAGATTTCGCTGGTCCGCTGTTTTTGCAGCCGCTCATCCAGGATGCGTCCCGAATTCTCGTAAAGCTTGCGTATCTTCTGGTGCGCCTCCATCGCTTTGTCCAGGTCCACAGTGGTAAAAAACTCTTGTGCGGCCTGTTCATCCTCCTTCTCCAGATCCCATCGCTGGCGTATTCTCAGCCGCGCTTCTTTGACCCGTTTAGCCTTGGGCACACTGGCCCACCGCGCCTTGGCTTTCTTACTCTGACTAACGGAAACTGACGATTCGACCACTTGCATCCCTGTCAATTGATGCCGCCTTTCGCGTGTTCTTGTGAATCAGAACCGCGCCGCTGCTCTTGGCAATGACGTGGAGCTGAGGTTTCCGGAACGTCTCCGTGCAAAGCCTGCAAGCAAAACAAAAAAAACCGTTGTTCTCTTCCAGAAAAAACATCGTGTCCGTGCTCGACCCCCGGGGATGATTCAAGCTGGCGCATTGCAGCCGTCCGCCCGGCGCCATCTCGCTCATTTTGGGCACAGGTCCATCCCCCAAAAAAAATCATGGTTGTGGCGCCAAAGCAAATAGCTGTCATGCGAATGGTTGTGCCAAGGCGAATAGCTGAGGCGCAAAAGCGAATGGCCGTCATTCTGAACGAAGTGAAGAACCCATAGGAAGCTGGATGCGCCGCCAGTGCCGGTCATTTTCTGGCTGCAGATCCACGACCGGGCCCGCAACCACTCTTCAAGCTTCACCACAAATTGCATTCACAGCCCGCTTTCTCCTGCCCGCAGAACTGACAAACTCCAGTCAAGCAATCGATACACTCGAAGGTGTATCGGGCAACGCATCTTCCCGGCGCCTCGTCACAACGCCATATTTTGCGGCACACAGGGCAGTAATGTTCATGCGCCCTCACCGCCGCCGGCGCGCGGTAAAGGACATATCTTTCCCCGTGAGTTCGCTCAGCTCCTTCGTTGTTGGCCTTGGTGGTACCCTTCGGTGGCGTGCCAATCTAGCCGTCCATGGAGCTTGCCAGATCCGTTTGAGACTACGTTTCCAAAAACTCCAGCGCAATAAATCGCTTGGGTGATATCCCCCGGCGCAGGTATCGAACATTCCCAGGGACATCTCCATCAGCGTCTCCGCCGGCGTTGTCAGCAGAAGTGAGAGCCAGTGATCGCCGGAAATCGGGCGGCGCACCAGGTTGTAACCGAGACTGGCAGCCATTCGCTTTTTGAGCCAGAACGGAGTCCGCTGCATCATCCCCGGCGTGAATGATTCGTACATGATGCGGTAAACCGTATTCATCCGTTCACTCATGGCCTTACGAACCTCCTGCCATTGCACAGCGGGCAGAGTGTTCCGCGCGCGGTCTTGCCTGTGCCCGCGCACCGGGCGCACATCCCTGGAGTGCTGGTTTCAACAGATGGCGATGCGGAAGAGAGACCATTATTCCCCGGCGCCGACAATGCCGGCATTTGATTGGGCCCCAGGCGGTCCGCCTGCTGCATCGGACTCTGAATCGGACTCGCCGCCGCGGCCGGCGCCGCATTTCCCGATCGCTGCGCCAGGATCATCCGCTCCGGCGTCACAATCCACGATTGCCCGATCGTCTCCACCAGCGCCTGGGCCAGCGGCATGTGTTCCTCGCTCACGATCCGGATCACTTGCGCCGGACTCCCGTACACCGTCAGAATCGGAGACTGGTCGCCGAACGGCGGCTTGCCCCGCTTGCCGTTCGTATGCACTGCCGACGCGCGTAACATACTCGCCATAATCCTCGCCCTCAAGCATTGGGGGATGCGGTGACTCTTTGTATATCCCCGGCCCCATAAAGACACTGGCTTTGGCGAGGAGCTGGTCCAGCTCTTCTTTGTCGCTGGCTACCTCCTCAGCCGGGATAGGCGTAAACGTAATGTTCTTGTTCTCGGGCTTCCACTCTCCGTCGTAAGTGCGGATGCCGACCTGAAACGGAGTGGCGAATCGAGTGCCGTCCTTGCCCGCTACGGAGTAGTCGACCGGCATCTCATGCTCGTCAATCCACTTCATCCTGGCTTCGCGCAGACGCTTGCGCTCGGCCATGAAATCTTCCGCTACCACGCTTGAGACGATTTGGGCAAGGGGATTCATGCAGACCCATAGGGACCGAAAAAATACGCAGAACAGGGATAAGCAGAACAGGTACTACAAAATAAACAGAAAGTGTGCAATTAGTTGTACATCGAAAGGAGTTCTTTAGGAAAGTTTTTAAGCGCGGTTTTTTGCACAGTTACTCAAACATAAATAAAAAAGGTTACTATCCACGGTTGCCTATTCGCCTCGCGTAAGGTTGTCATTCTGAACGAAGTGAAGAACCCATGGGAAGCCGGATGCGCCGTCTCTGCCGGTCATTTTCCGGGCACAAGCGTTCGAGCAAATTCACGCACCCAAATCTCCGTGCGCGGATTGTTCCAGTCCCGGTCCAGGTGCATGATCCAGTTCTTCACCGCGGCGTCGGACCGGATCACGCCGGCGTCCTTCAAGCCGTCGCCGATACATTTCCAAAGATTATCGCCATCGCCCTTGCCACCCTTGGCAAAATAAACTCTCGCCTCGACTTCATAGAATTCGGCCTGCACCACCGTGCCCTGGGCGAAGACCGCCACCGCCCACTTAAAGGCTGTGGCCTGCTTGGAGACCGTTGTCTTTCCCCAAGTGTGGCGCAGCTTGTAATGGTTCACGCTGGGCGGTATCAGCGGAATCACCAGATGGAGCTCTTTCACCGCCGCTCCAGGTAGATCCAAGGATCGATCCGCACCGTGCTGTTCTGGCCGACTTCGAGAAAGCCAAGCTTGCGCAGCCGGGAGATATGCCTGCGATAGGCCGAGGATGTAACACTTTGTTCCGTTCTCTCCGCCAGGCTCTCGCGGTCCAGCCAATCATCCAACTCGATCAGCACCTGGAGAATACGGAACGATGCCGGCTCAAAGAGCTTCCGCAAATTGTTCACCAGCAGCTCCTTGGTCAGGTTAGTTTCCTGAATGGTCAGTTCCATTCCCGCCAGCGTCAAGCTGACATTGCCCCGCGAGGGAAAGCCAATCCAGCCGGCCACATTCATTTTGCTGATGTGCATGCGATAACCCGAGCTGGTAGGGCTTAAGCCGGTGCCGATCGCCAGCCAATTGCGTGGGATCTCCGTCATGCCCCGGCTGAGCGCTCCTTTCAAGACTCCGATCACGCGAATCCAGTTCTTATCGAAATCCTCCGGCACGTTAGGGTGGAAAACAATGGGTAATGACGGCGTCAGGACGCCCTCGTTTCTCAAGGTGTCTACAACCGGGTGGAAAACCTCCTCTGGCTTCAGATAACGGACTTGGTTATCTGGCAGCTCGGCGAGTTTCCGGACCTGGTTGAAAAAATTGTTCAAATTGGCGCTATAGCTGCCCGCTTGCTCCTGAAAATTCGACACCACCTCTTCCATCTGCGCAATCTTTAAGGGATTCACGGTTGTCGCCCGCATCTCCTCGAGCTGCCGGGTCAGCGTCTGCACTCTCGCCCGTAACTGCTCTTCCGTGTTCAGCTTCTCCTTGGCCTCGCTCTCGATTGCCGACAGTTGCGGCATGAAAGCTTGGATCTCTTCCGGCCTGGCCGGCGACGCATCCTGGATGTCTCCCGGGCGGATGTGCGTGGTCTGGGCTTCAACCGGAGAAATCAGCACCCGGTCCGGGCTGATGGCGATTCCCTGCCCATAGAAAAAGTGATCGTGCAAGTTCTTGATTTCCCTGAAGAACTGGTCTTTGTCCTGCTTGTTGGTGACCCCCAGAATCTTGGCAGCGCGATCGCGATCCGCCTGCAGCGTGGTTCGGCCGATCAGATAATTTTGTGTTTCCGAGGCACACGAATTCGATAGCCGGCTGAGGCGCTGTGTGGCCAGGCAGACGAAGAATCCCCGCTTGCGGCCGCGCGCACACAGATTCTTGACTGACTGCAACGCCAGGGATGTCGCCTCGCCCTTCTCTGGCGCCCACAGGTGCGCTTCGTCCATCAGCATGGCAAAGGGACTCCACAGCTCCCGCGGAGCGCTCATAAGCGAATCTAGGAAGATTTGCATCCATTGGTGCTGTTCGGCTACCTCGAGGCCCGACAGGTCGAAGATGGCGGACTTGCGCCACTCCAGAATCTTCTGCGCCAGCAGCCCCGCCGTGCTGACGCTCATCGGCGCATCGCCGTTTTCGCCGAACAGCAGGAAGCTGAATTTCTCCCGCAGCGTGTAGTACTCTCCTTCAGGATCGAAGATCAATACCGGCATCATGGGAAAGAGCATCTCCGCGAACACTCGCAGCCGGTAGCTCTTGCCCGATCCGGAGACGCCGGTCATGAGTAAATGGCTCCGCCGCAAGACATCCGCATCGGCAAAAAAATCCCGGTTCTGGGTTTTGCCCAGGAGAATCTGCAACGCGCTGCCGCCCTTGGCGCGGGGTGCGATCATTGCGGCCGCACCAGGCCGGAGGGCTGTTGTCCCGCGCGTAGATTGATCATGGCCGTTTCCAGGCACCCGGCCGACTGCATCACCAGTTGCAGATAAGGAAAGTTCGCTTTCGCGCCGCCCTCGATTGAAACAGCCAGCAAGCGGTGCAGCGAAAGAGAAATCTTCTCCAGTGCCTCCATGACCTCGTTTTCGTTCATGCCGTTGCGCAGCCGGATAAGTACTTCGTCTTGAGTGGGCATTGATTCTTTGTGCTCCCGGTGAAATTAAAGTGATTAGGAGCCAATATACATAAAATGTTGTCCTGTGGGATACTCGAAAACAACATTTTGTGTACGGGTGATTCATGCATTGTAAAGACTGTTCTTTCTGGGTCCGAAAAGAAGAAAGCTATGGAGAATGCACGCGCCGCGGGGAAAGCGACGCGCTGTTTCGCATTCGCCTGCTCGACGATGCAGGCACTCCCAGGGATGTCCTTGGCGCAGGTTGGATGGCCAAAGACCAGTGGAATCCAGTTATGGATGCAGTCCTGTTCACCGATGCGCGTTTTGGCTGTGTCCAATTCGCTCCCAAAGGACAGGTGAATGCGCAAGCGTATGTCGACGCCTGGAATGAGCTATGCGGCAAACTGGCCCGGGTAACCAAACTCACCGTTGACCGCCGGCGCAAGGTGCATGCCCGCGCCGGCGAAGGCCTGACCCTCGAAAACTTTCGCCAGGCGGCCGAGCTGTGCTCGCGCACCCCTTTTTTGATCGGCCTCAGCAAAGAGCCGTTCTACGCCACCTTTGACTGGTTGATCCAGAACGATACCTACTGGCCCAAGGTGTTGGAGGGAGCCTACGGGGTGCCATTTGCCAAGCCCAAGTCGAAAGAACAGCTCGCCGCGGAGAAGGCCGAGAAAGAGCAGAAGGATGCGCAACTGTACGAAGACTTTATGCGTGGCCGCTCCGAGAAACTCGCTGCCGGCACCAGGTACGGTCCCGAAGATGTGCGCGAAATCAGGAGATGGGAAACCAAACAGCTATCAAAATGATTACAAACTGATATCAAAGTGATATAGTGCGACCAGAGGGAAAAATGGCATACAACGACTTCTACGAAAACGACCCGAACTGGATCGCTGCTAAGGAAGCAGAACCGCGTAGTGAATGCGCAGCTTGCCACGCTCCCATTTTTACGGATAAAGAAGGTTTTACCCACAAAGGTATCGCGCGATTGCAGCGAGGGGCTATCGAAATTGTAGATAGCGATGGCGAGATGACAAGCGATGATCCATCGCGCGAAGACATAAAGTTCGAGTACTACCTTTGTGAACGCTGCTGGCTGGAGGATGAGGATCTGTGTCGATTCTTCAATAAAATCGGCTTGCGCGTACGCTAGGGAGACTTTTAACCATGGGTGACCGCACCAAAGTTGAGTTTGCAGACGCTACCTGGAACCCGCTGCGCGGTTGCAGCGATCTCAGCCGCGGCTGCCGCAACTGCTTTGCCAAGCTCATCGCGGCGCGCATGGGTGCGCCAGGCAAGCCCTTTGAAGGCTATGCCTTTATGCAGGACGGGAAGCCTTTCTGGACCGGCAAGGTAAAGATCGTCGAAAGGGTGCTGATGGAGCCTCTGACCTGGCGCCAGGAGCGCGCTGTGTACGTCGGTTCCATGTCCGACCTCTTCCATCCTGAGTTAGCCCAGGACGAGCGCGACGCCATCCACGGCACCATGGCGTTATGTGGCCAGCACACCTTTCAAATCTTGACCAAGCGGCCGGAAGCGATGTGCGCATATTATGGCGATCCGGAGGTTTGGGCGCGCATCGAGAAATGGGCCCGCGCCATCTACCGCATGCATCACGGCCGGGAGTATCCGAGCCAGGGGCATCTCCGCGGCCCTATGCCGAATATCTGGGCTGGTACCTCGATCGAGGACCAGAGAACCGCCAACCGGCGCCTTCCCTGGCTCCTGAAGACCGTCGCCTGCAGGCGCTTCGTCGCCTATGAGCCGGCGATCGCGCCCGTCGACGCTACGCTGTACCTGAATGCCTGGAAGAGCGAGCCGGAGATTCCGAAGATCGATTGGCTCGTCTGTGGCGGAGAATCCGGACCCTATGCCCGGCCCCTGCATCCCTACGCTGCGAGCTGGATACGCGACCAGTGCCTGGCGGCCGGCACATCCTTCTTCTTCAAGCAATGGGGGGAATGGTCTCCAGTACTGCGTCGGGGAGCTCCCTTCGAGCAATGGGGGTACTACGATCAGGACGAGAAATTTCATCCTCGCCGGCGGATATTCCTGCAAAGCGAAACGGCGCGGCAACATCCTGTCAAAATGTGGCGGATCGGCAAAGAGGCTGCCGGGCGCGAGCTCGACGGCCGCGTATGGGACGAGATGCCGGAACCAATCCTGCACCTGAAACCAACTGGAGGACCTGTTCACCTTGAAAATCACCCCTGAATCCACCAAGAAGATTGATGCGCTTGTGGCTGCGTTAAAGTCCGCCAATGAGATGTGTGAATACGCGCTCAAGAAGTTTGACTGGGGAAATTCTGCCTTAGACGCGAAGGCAATACAGCAATTGAACGAAACCCCAGGGAAGATTCAGAAAGCACTCAGAGAAGCAGGCGAACTATGAAGCTGATTCTCTAGCTCTCGCGTGTACTAGCATTCTGATACCAAAGTGATACCGGAGTGATATCAAAATGATTCCAAGCGTGATATCAAAAACAATAATATGGTTTGCGGTCGTCGCTCTCGTGGTGATTGTGGTGATTGACTACGTGGCGCGGCCCAAGCATAGGTTTGAACACAATACAGTTCACAATGCGACCGGGATGGGGATTTATATCCAGTCAAGCTCGGATGTGGACAAGCCTTGCACTCCGGGAGATACGTTTGTGGACGAGAAAGGGCAGCTATGGTCCTGCGTGGCTCCTCCGCCAAATAAGTGGGGGAAGCAGGCTACGAAATGATCATTGTGGTGGGAGGGATCAAGGGCGGCTCTGGCAAGACCACCGTCGCCACGAACCTTGCCATTCTGCGCGCCGGCGCCGGCCGGGATGTCTTGCTGGTGGATGCTGACGATCAGGAGACGGCCAGCGACTTTACCCAGCTCCGAAGTGAAAAGCTGGGCAGCGCCGGGTATACCTCGATCAAGCTGAATGGCCTGGCGGTGCGCACCCAGCTCCTGCGTATGCGGCAGAAGTACCAGGACATCCTCATTGACACCGGAGGCCGGGATACAGCCAGCCAGCGGGCAGCGCTATCCCTCGCGCATGTTCTCCTGGTGCCCTTCGTGCCTCGCTCCTTCGATGTGTGGACCATTGGCGCGGTCTCCGGGCTGGTAGCGGAGATACAGGCTGTAAACCCGTCCCTGCATGCCTATAGCTTTCTCAACCGCGCCGATCCGCGCGGCCAGGACAACCAGGATGCCGGCGAAGTGCTGCGCGAAGTGGCGGAGCTGAAGCTGATGAAAGATGTCTCCATCGGAACGCGCAAGGCCTTCGGCAATGCCGCCGCCGCCGGCCTGGCGGTGAACGAGCTCCGGCCCGCGGATCCCAAAGCGGTGGAGGAGATGATGCTCCTCTACCGATATACATTTGATATCAAAGTGAAAGGCAGGAGCTGAGTGGCTATTACCAAAAAACCGGTGAAAAGCAAATCCAGAATGGCGCCGCCGGCGGCGGCCGCCAGGGTGTCCAATGGAAGAGATGTGGAGGCGGTGATTGCCAAGGGTGGCAGTATGCCCATGCCGCCGCCGCAGAGGGACTGGGATGAGCACGATCAGGAATTCGTACCGTTTGTGTGTCGCGCCCCCCGTCATCTGCTGCGCCAGGTGGATGAGGCTGCCAAGAGCCGTCAAATCCGCATCTCCCGCCAAACCTGGATGCTCGAAGCCATCTACGAAAAAGTCGACCGGGAGAAAAGCATAAATGGCTGACTTTTGGGTAAATGGAATCGTCGCTATACGCAATAAGCAGCCCTATATCCAGCTCTCAAACGAGAAGGGCATGATCGCCCAGCTCTCCATGAGCGAGGCTCGGCAGATCGCCAACGACATACTCCTGATGGCGTCGCGTACTGAGGCAGATGCGATGATCTTCAGGTTCTTCGAGGCTCGCGAGTTGCCCAATGAGGCTTCCGCACTGCTGATGAATGAATTTCGTGACTACAGGATGCAGCTTGATCAGGATAAAGCCCAGCGCTCGGAGGGAGATGTGTAAAAAAAAGGGACAGGTTTAAGCAAACCTGCCCCTGTCCCCAAAAAGAGCTACCGGACAATGTACCAGTAAAATGCTGTATCTACGCTTAGACTGATCATCGCTGCAGTTAAGATTGCAAAATACGGAAGGTTCTGGAAGGCAGGATTTTTTACGGAGGCAAACGACCTGAAAAATACTGCCACCAGAAACACGTCCTTCAGAATTTCCAGACCAAAAGGGACTATCTGACTGGATAGCCCTAACATAGCCAAGTGCTTCAGGACTATGGCGCTCCAGCAAAAAGCGATTCCGGTCATGGAAATCAGGATCACTTCACTGTTGCTTATCCTCTTCATTTTCATTAGAAGCCCCCTTTTAACAGATGATGCCCAACCCAACACTCGCTCCCCAAGAAATCAGAGAAAGAATCGCTACTGTTGGACAGATGATCTCGAATGCCGGTTCTAGTGGAGCACAACCAAAAGCCAATGCCCCCACAGCTATAGAAAGTGGGATGCCGATAGCACAGGTGGTCCCCACTACACCATTAGGTTCCTCAAGTACGTCAACCTGCAAAAGTTTTGCTGATAAGCCATGACCTGGCTTAAAACTAATTGCACTTGCCTTCGCTGCTGCTGTCTGAAACATGCTCTCGACCACGGACAGCAAAGGAGTATACCCTGCAGTCTGAAGTTGGCTGATTCCACCTGCCAGCTTATCCGGGCTTACAAATAGCGAGGCTTGGAGTTCGGACAGGGTCACGGTTGAGTCATAAGTGTGAGCGGCTTGGTAGACCTGTTCCGCCACAGCTTCATTGTTGAAGCTGTTGGGGGTGAACTGCGACATTACCTGCCTGAACGCAGTGTCAAAGTTGTTCTCCATCATGTGCTGCCGCAACAATTCTGCGAACAGCACTGCTGAATTGAAATCGCTGGGCGTGGCCGTTCTTTGATGGAACTTCGCGCCCAATACGCCCAGCCCTTTGCTGACTCCGTTGAGCACCGCTGGAGACAGCGTACTCGCTGCCTTGGGAACACCGCTACTATCTTGAATTGTAAGTCCCAATATGTTTGGTGAAAGGAGCGGAATTGCTCCGAAGGCAACGCCAGACTTGAGAAGATCTCGACGATTCATAAAGCTTTCTCCTTGTGACACTCAATTCTCAGCAGAAAATTGGTTTACCCAAGGCAGAGGCTTCTCTGCGGTCGCTGTATTTCCTTTTCGTTTGCGCTGTTAAAGGGGGGGAGGGCCCAGCCCCGCACTGGTTACTGTGGCAAATGGTAAATCCGACCACAAAAAGTTGTCAAGGGGAAATAAGAGCATAAAATGGCTGATGGCGGATAGAGGGGTTTCAAATGAGGGCGTATTGGAATCGTTCCGGTGGTTCCCCGGCCAGGCGAAACCGTTCATGACTACGTGGCAAAGGGTAAATCCGATTCTCCTGGCGGATACCGCATCAATGAAGCGCCAGAAGCTCCTGGAGGCCGTTCTATCACTTGCCTGGGCTGTGGGCGTACCAGCTCCAATCCAAATGACGTAGAGCGTCGCTATTGCGGCTTCTGCCACAGGTTCCTAGACGATGCCAATTGAATACATGCTGTTGAAAGATGCGTCAGTCCCGCTGGACGCCTGCCCGAAATGCAGCGCGACGCCGTTTTATCCATTCATGCGCGGCCAGGTGCAATCTGCCTGGCGCAGATTCTTCCGCAAACCATACTGCTGTCTGATCTGCTGGAACTGCAAAGAGATAGTGGGCTACGAGAACCCTCGCGCTCACAAATATCTCAGCGCGAAATAGTTGATGGTCAAATGCAAGATGTTATCGACGATGATTAAAAGCCAGACGGCAAGCCATGCCGGAGGCCCTTTGCGGTCTTCAGAAACAAATCCTGTACCCTGACAAGCCTTCCAGCTCATGCGTTGCTCCCAGCACGACGGCGACCAAAGCGGTGGCTCCCGGCCCTGATCCACGCTCTGCTGTATTCCCTGACCTTCCTGCTCCTGCGGCCTTCCTGGGCGGCGTGGTCTGTGATCTTCGCCACGCACATGCTTATTGACCGATTCCGGGTCGCCCGGTACCTCGTCTGGCTCAAAAATTGGCTTGCTCCTTTTAGTTTTGTTTTCGGCCATCCAGTGCGACTGCAAGATGTAATCGCCCCACAAATGACAAAGTAGTTGATTCATATCCCTCCAGACTTTCACGAACAATCCAGAACAAAAGTGAACACAAGTGAACTAGCGATAGGTAACCGTGAAAGAGATAATAAAGACAAATGTAACAGTGACGATTGCAAAATCCAGGAAAATGATATCACGATGATATAAAAATGATATAACCCAGCCCCGACCACGCAGCGGAGTTGACAACAAGAGCGGTCTCTCTCTAAAATACATA